ATGTCACCATTAGCAATGGTAGCACCTGCAGCAATCATAGCATCAATATCTAAGATTGCTTCAATGGTTCGTACAGCATTACCAACTACTGTTGGAACAGCAAGAACGTTTGCCCCAACACCAGCAGTAGCACTGGAAGTCATATCAAAAGTAGCCATAGTTTATATCCCCCCTAAGCTGCGTTATAACGAGCAGTTACGATTGCTTCAGGACGAAGAATCTTCCTACCGTATAAATGCATACCACGAACAATGTCAGCAAAGCTGTCAGGGTCACGATATGTTTCTGTCTTGTTGATTTGCTCAGCAGTTGCTATAGCAGAATCATGACCAGCAACGATAACACCGAAGTTAGTCAACTGGTTAGCTGTACCCGATGTACCTGGTCCAGTACCTAAAGCAGGCAAGTTAGACGAGGAGTATACACGGAAACCGTGGAAGTTAGCTACAGTTAAACCGTTACGCAGACCACCTGATTCACCGAAATCAGCGTTCATGAAGCGAGAATCTTCATCAGCGAGGATTTCCATAAATACTGGATCGACTACCAGCCAACGACCTTGTGAGTCAACCTGCTGTTGATCGAGTACACGCTTCATACGTGAGACAATCATTGCAGGAGAAACAGTAGCTGTTGGTAAGGAAGTAGCACCAGGCATACGTGCAGTCACAGGAATTGAGTGAGTGCCAGAAGAGGCTGTGGTAATGTTAGAAAAGTCTTCTTTATGAAGCTGCATAGAAGCAAGCAATTCATTAGCACCTGCAGTAGAAACAGCCTTAGAGCCATTAACTGCAGTGTTCAAAGCACTAGCTTGACTGTGCAAAGAACCCTGAGCATAACCAGCCATGTAGCCAAGAACTTCTTGGTCATGTTGGTCAGCAAGACGGTACGCAGCACGGTTAGTTGCAAGATCCATGAAGTTTACATGGGAGTGTGCTTCTTCAATATCGTCCATCTTAAAGGCAAAGTAGTTAGCCTTGTCGATAGTCAATGTAAAATCGGCATCCTCTAAATCCTGTGCAGTGACTTGTGTGCCACGAGCATATGAAGATACACTGATCTCAGGTTCTTTGATAATTTTTACTGTATCACCTTGTGATGCAATTTCACCAAAATAATCTGAGTTAGTAATATCGCCAACTACAGTTGATTTGCGGAAAGCAAGTTGTACTTTTTTAGAATAAATTACGGGGCTGAAATTACCATTTGGTAAGTTGCCATAACCCGTTGCGGTTGTAAAAGCCATGGAATAAATCCTCCTGTTAAGTGTTTGGCTTTAGGGAATGAGATACACATCTCAATTAAGAGTGAGTTGCTGTGCATCTCGACTCGATAAACTAAACGACATTGTTAAGAGGCTGTAGGTTTTCTAGGGTGCAAGTCAGTATCAGTCGGCCAACCAATAAAATCTTGGGCCTGTACTTCTTCAGGTGGTTCTTATTTGTTTTTCAGTTTTTTAGTAAAACAGAATACGAGGTAGTCCCAAAGGAGGCTCATTGTAATCTGTTCTTAGTTATACCTCTGTTTATACAGATGTCAAGACTTAACGTGCACTTCCAGAGATATCATAGATGAATTTTTGACTACGCATAGCCTTATTAATAACATCCATATTGTCTTCAAACTCTTGGGTTGACATTTTTGCAACATCAGACTCACGGATTTGTCCGTTAGATTCTTCTGTATCTACCCTAGTCTTTGAAGTTTTACTAACTACAGACGCAGCAGCCTTTGTATTGGCCTTCTTAGCATCTTTAGTCATTCCTTTGTCGATCTTATATAGATCGAGAACTCTTACTACAGAACGAGGATCATCAGCATTCTCATAGACAGCATCTTGAACCCACTTAGGTTGTTCATCAGCCCAGTCATGAAAAGCATCAGACTCACGGATCTTCACAAAGTCTGAATGTGATTCCATGATAGTTGCTTCTGCTGTCTTACGTACAGCTTCACTCTGTATTTCATCTAATCTTTGCAGGCGAGAATCAGCTTTATTAAATAGTTCGGCAGCTTTCTTAGAGGCAATCTTCTCTACAATACCAGCTACGTCAGGGTTCTGTGCAGCCCACTCTTCAATATCTTCATCTGACTTAGGAGCTGCAATACTATCGCCATTCTTATATGATTCAATCTCGTCAAATCGTTCCTGCCAGTTTTTCTCTTTGTCTGCCATATGGCGTCGAAGATCACCATAACGTTTTTTAAAAGACTTTTCTTCACGGCTCAGCTTTGAATCATCTTCCGATGCTTCGCCTTCCGCTTTGGCTTCTTCTTGTTCGGTATCACTTGCATCCGATACTTCGGCTGCTTCAGATCCCTTGCTATGGGATTCCTCGTCGAAAGTTTCACCACGTTGCTCTGCTTCTAGTCGTGCAATCTCTAGCTCTTCAGCTTCTATAGCTGCACGTTTTTTACTTTGATTAAATCCACGATCTACAAAACCTGCAGATTTAGGGGTTGCTGATACACTTAGCTCAGGCATATTATATTCCTTGTGTTGGGGCCAGCATTATTGCTGGGTAGCCGTAGTATAGTTATTATTTTATTCTGTTCCGTTTCATTAAGCCGCCTGCATTAAAGCCGCCACTACCACCTTGTGATATATTTTTAAGTTTTTTGTTTACATCATCTAAATTTTTCTTAGTCTCAACTTTGTTTTTTGATTTTGCTACTTGTGCTTTAGCTGCTATTTGCCCTGATGAAGTAGACTTTATTGCAGCAGCAGCTTGATTTTGGTTATCTTTTTTATTTTTTCTTTCGGCTCTAATTTGTGGAGTAACAGTTGACGGTGGTGGTGAAATCTTTTTAGAAGTTGTAACTGCAGATTTAACCACTGCAGAACTTTTCCTACTACCACCAGTAATCTTCTTAAATGCTTTTTGATCTTCTGCAGTCCATTTATCAGTACCAATATTACCAAGGTCAAGTTTTGCTAACCTTGCAGCATCTCCAAACATTGCATTGACATGAGCAGAACTATCAGGTAACCAACCCTTAGTTGCATTTACAAACTTTCCGCTTCCTCCTAAAAAGGTATCCATAGAACTTTGAATTTTTTCTAAAGCTTTTGTATCGCCTCTACCCTCAGCAATAATTTTAGCTACTTGAAGTTGGCTATATTTATTTACCTCTTGTCCAGCAGGGCTTACAACCCTAACAACTGCCCCCAAAAGACCAGGTATATTAGTTTCTTTTTCTTTGTCTGTTAAAGGAGCACCATATTGTTTAGCCCAATTGTCATAGGATTTTGGATCTGACCAATCTATATTTTCATGTTCTTTAACAAAAGAAGTATAATCTTTTGGTTCAGGTGCACTTGTAGAACTGTCTTTATTATCATTGTTATTATTTTGTACAGGTGCTGCTGGTGCAGCTACTCCTGCTGGAGCAACAATACACATCTTTTTTACTGGATCAAAAATTTGACCAGGAGGACATTGATTTACATTACTACCAAAACGATTACCAGGAGTTCCTGTTGTACCTTGATAAATACCTGATTGACCTATTGTACCAAACTGGTACGGAGTCTTTGTAACAGATGTAGCAAACGCTTCACTACCTGGAAGAAATGTACCCCCAGCAGCCTTGATAGGTTGAGGAGCAACTGGAGGAGGAGACATTGCATCTACTGGCTGTTGAGTATTAGTTACTGGATTGGTTGTCTGTACAGGAGAGTTACGAGCCTGCATTTCTCTAGGTTGTTGGTCAGCTGTTGTACGATTAACTTTTATTCCCCGTGTAGCTAACTCATCCATCATAGATGGATTCTCTTTAGTTAAGGTCATAAACTTATTAAGTATCGCATCAACTTCTTTAGGATCACCAGAGATAGATTTAGCCATACCTCCACCTGCAAAACCCACAACAACACCACCTGCATTTAACAGTTGATTAACTAATGGATCATTCTTAGCCATGTACTCTACTTTATCGAGTAGGCCTCCCTCATTCATTCTGGCAGAACCATCAATGTTTTCTTTGCCTGCCATCATGTTTTCAAGGTTTGCAAGATCTTCAGGACTTAATCCTGGGTCACTAAGACCTTCAGGCATATCTGGTTCAGGTGGACCTGCTTTAGGTTTAATTGGATCTCCACCAATTCTACCACCTTCTTCCATAGCTTGCAAGCCCATCTTAGCTTCAACACGCATTTCTTCAAACATACGTACACCAAAGAATTTAACTACGTCAGCAGGAACTACATACTCACCTTCAGACAATTGCGCTGGGATATCGTCACGTACTTCTTTAGCTAAAGAACCTGGTGGTATCTCGTTACCTGACACTGGGTCACGATCCATACCATCATCGCTTAGTCCACCTATTGCAAACCTTCTCATCTGATTATCCATTAACATATTCCCTAAGCTGTCTTAATTTACGAAAAGCAGTTGCCTGCCCTTGGAGTCGGTATAAAGAATTAGGACCATCAGCTTGCTCCATAGCCCTGTGTGTGTCAGCAAGTCTTTTATCTAGTTCCTGTTGAAAAGCTTCCCATAAATCTTTATTATTTACTAAAGGTTTTAGGTTGTTCATGCAGCACCTTTGCCAGTGTTAGCTGAGAAGCCAGGTTCTCCTGGTGTAGGCACGGAACCAGTTCCTATGTTGCCACCCCCTCCACCTTGTGTATCACCTGCCTGTGCGCCTGGTGGACCTGCTGGAGGTGCTCCTGGTTTTCCACCTTGACCTGGAGCTGGTGGTGGAGCTGGATTAGCTTCCTTCCACTTCTTCAAAATCTCAGCTTGAATTGAAGCATCAGCCATAGAGTTTACAATCTTATCTGGATCAAGATCCATAGACTTAGCAATCTCACGAATAATATAGTCCATCTTAGCAAATGGTGCTAGTACTGGATTCTGTACAACTTGTAAGAAAGACATCAATCGTTGGCTACGTACTTCATTAGCCATCAAGCTTTCTGTACCACGAGCCTTAACGTCAAGGTCACCCTTGATAGTCTCGTCAAAGTCAAACTGCATATTAAAGTTAAAGAAAGCTTTAGACAGTGGGCCTAGCAAGTAGTCATCTACATTCTTAACTACATTACGGATACTACCATTAGCAGCTGACATCAACATAGAGATACCAGAAGCAGTACGTCCTACACCAGATACACCTGTTTGACCGTGAGCAAACGAAGGAAAGCCTGTAGACTCATCTGAGAGTACACGAGCTTTATCAAACATTTGCATGTTCTCATTAGATACGTTGGGAAACTTGGTGCCATAGATGGCTTGTCCAGGTGCACCCCCTTGACGCCTAAAGACTTTTCCAGGATACACAGACAGGTCTTGTCCAGGAACTAGGTTAGTCTCATCAACCTCAATTAGCATATTGCCTGACAAAGCTGCGTTATCCACAGCCATACGCATAAAGCCATTCATCAAAGTCTGAGTGTCATCCATATTCTCAGCAATGCCTACACCAAATAAACTGTAAGGACTTACTTCATAAGGCACAGCATAGTAGGGAATAAGTGTTGGAGTAAATGGATTCATAACCAAACGTAGTACTTGATTGTTACAGATCCAAATGTTAACAGAGACTTGATCTAAGTCTTTAAGGTTATCTGGAATATCTACATCATGACCTTCAAGAACTTCTATATCTACATTACCCCAGAACTCTAGGACTTCGTAACGTTCTGCCCTAGAATCATTGGAGTCATCCTCCATGACTTGCTCCCACCACTCCTTAGTATAGGACTCACCTATATTAACTGCAGTGTCGATAGCATTCTTACGGAAGAAAGGCCTACGCTTCAGGGCACGTATCTGAGTACGAGACATCTTATGTCGTTCAATTACATACTCAGCTTCATCCATGTTAGCTGCGTCTGGGTCTGGATAAAAGTTCCATATAGATACAGAAGAAGTTTGAGGTACTGTTTTAATTGTAGGTTTATATTCACCTTCTACATACTTAGGGTATTCTTTGTCTACAGCAAATGGACCTTTCATTACACCTGTACCAAACAAGGCACATTCAAAAGCAGCAACACGTAATTGCTTGTTTGCATTAGATTCTTCTAGCTGATCATGGATTTTCTTTTCCATCTTCTTAGCAGAAACCATTGCAGGGTGCAGAGTAATTTCTGTAGGTGTAGTACCTTTGCCTTCTTTAAGCATATCCTCAACAGGGTTAAGTTTGCTTTTAAGACCAGCTAGACGTTCCCTAAGATCTACAACAGTTTCTCCTGGAAGAAGTTTTTTTTCTTCTGGGCTAAACTGTTCTTTAGCTTTTTGCATATCAGGATTAGATTCAAAGTGTACAGACTCAGCAACACCTTCAGGCAAAGTAGTTGGGTCAACTGTGATTGGAAATTTATTATTACCAAACAGTACGTCTACAATCTGCCCGTAAGCAGCAAGAACTTTTGTCTTAGTAACCTTAACAAATATGCGAGACTTCTCTGTAGAAGTGAACTGTACATCTGGACCATATAAACCTCGGTAGTTACGGTAAGCTTGTACCCAACGTGTTTCTTCAGTCTCACGAGCAGTAGAAGCTTTAGAATAATGATCCCGTACAAACCCAACTACAGTACCTGCATTAGGATCGGAGTATTCATCTTCGCCCACATCTTCTACAGCATTAGACTCCACTGAATCCATAGCCATTTCATTTTCAAAGAAATCATCTTCTTCCATTATATTTCCTTAGTAACCAAAGGTTGGGTCGCTTGCTTGAAAGCCTGAGTTAGATGCAGGATTGTAAT